CGCTTCCATCGCAGCATTGAACGATTCGTCGTCCGCAAGAGACCCAAAAACAAACCCGCGATTGCGAGTCCCGTTTCCAAGTGCGATTTCTTGCGTCGATTGGATTTGCCAAGTGCTCATCGTCTTGCCTTTGTCTGCGTTGCGTTGTTGGTTGCGGTGAAGAGTTGAAGTCGAATCAAATCAAAAGTCTCGGCGGTGTGGCGGTCGATGCCTGAGGAGTTCACCGACCGCCACGAACCACCACCGAGACCAACACGTTAGGCAGTCGCCCGAGTCATCGCCCGGAAGTCGAGTGCCTTGGCTCCGATGTCCAGGTTCACATCCCAGCCCATGCCGTATTGGCCTTGGCTGAGCATGTAAGAGCGGACGCTCGGAGCGCGGCCACTGCCGCGAATGAATCCAACTTCGATCGTCTTCGCACCGTTTTCGCCGGGGCGAGCAGCGGTGAACCAAGTGGTAGCCGATCCAGTCAAGACCGCACTTCCATCAGGATTCGTCACGCCAGCCGCACCGAGACGATCGTCAGCCACGACAGTGATGCCGTACTTGCTGATCACGTTGTCGGAACCAGCGCCCGAAGTCGTGTCGGCCCGTTTCTGCGAACTGACAACATTGTCAGCGGTCAGCAACAAATCAGCAGGAACCATCAGGAACCGAGGTCGCAAGCTCAGCGGTCGGCCTTCGATACGCTGCTTCAACATGAGCTGCAACGCATTGCCCAGCGTCAAAGTGGTCAACGCTGAACTCGTCAGCACGTTGGCATGAGTCGAGTGGAACAAAGCCACCGAATCGACCAGCGAGGCATTGGCCAGCAAGATCGAATACACCAAGTCAGGACGCAACTGGCGAGCAGCTGCACCCATGTCGACCGGGGCGAGTTGATCCATCGCGCCCATGGTGTCGTTGATAAAATCTTGTTCGTCAACGGTGAACTTGCCAGCGTACCTTTTGACCTTGTACTCTTCTTTGCTCGAAGAGGTCGAAAGGTCTTCAGCAGTTCCGCCGGTCTTCAATTGCTTGAGGCGACCAAACTTGCCGATGTTGTGCCGCTCGTTGGTTAAGAAGTTGGGCACATCGGCTTCGCTCGTCCAAGCAACGGTTGAATCCGAAGCTTCGACATAGCCAGCCAGAACGGCAGCCGAGATCGAGTTAGTGAAGATGTCGCCAAGCTCAGCGGTTGAAAACGCTCGCTTGATCAAATCGATTCGGTTGTAGGTCGTTGGCAACCCAGCCATGCGGCAAGCTTCGCCGGCGATGTCCATCAGTGACATATCGCTGAAGCGATCGGCGTTTTCCATCGCCCGTTGTCGCTCGTCGGAATTGATGCCGTGTCGCAGAATCTCCGGCATTGCCTCGCGATGTGCTCGCGAGCCGAAGACGGGAGAATCCATCGCCACGTCCATCTTTCGCAGCAACACAAGCGACAGAGTGTCCTTGTTGCAGTCGGCTTCGTGCGATCGCGAATGGATCGCCGGAACCTGCTGACGCTCGACAGCTTGCGAACGCTCGCCACGAATTGCGGTTAGCAACTCTCGCCCTGCTCGGTCGGTCGACCAACCTTCGTTGATCGCTCGCTGCTCAAGATCGGTGCGAGTCTCGCCAGTGAACATGCGACGAATCTCGGCGACTCGCTCGCGTTCGGTGCGAATCGCTTCATCAACTGAAATTATCGTTGGCGATGCGGGCGCGGCAACTCCAGAAGCCGACGGAAAAGTCGGTGCAGCAGTGGTTCCCGATTGCTCCCCGCGAGTTTCTTCGGCGGGGTTTTGCTGAGTCTGAGGCATCTTAGCCCCTCCATGAAACGCGCGGATCAATGCTGCTGGGTCCGCCCCAACAGGCACAAGGGAAACTTCGCGGAGCATCCACGAGGTTGTAACTTTCAGAGTGCGTTGGCCTGCCGTATAAGTCCGGCCGTTGATCGTGGTCGACTGTCCGGCTCGAATGTATTCGGCGGCTAAGGCTCGATAGCCAGCCGAGACTTGGCGAGCGAATCCTTCGCGAACTCGCTGCCAATTTCGTTCTTGTCGCTTGCCAACTTCATCGTCTTTGCCGAAGTCAGAGAACCGCAATCGTGATTCGACTTCGCCTCTGGTCGGGTTGGCTTGGATCTCATCCACTCCGCCAATCTGATCATCGAGCGACCAACGGGAATGGTTGTCGAGCAAAGGCACTGCCGGAGCGCTCTGCATTCCTTCGATCACCAAAATCTCATCGACCATCTCGCCTCGGTCCCAATCAGGAACCAAAACCGGCCGGTTGGTGGCGATCACCGCACGAACCGAGCGATCGGCCTCGTTGACGCTCTCGACTCGCAACGACAGTTCAGCCGTCGAAGAAACGCCACGAGACTGGAACTCACGACGCAATTGCAAGAGTCGGGTCTTGTCGCGATCGCTGCGGCGATTCGATTTCTGTTTCACGCTTGGCATCAGGTCGCCTCTGCGGTTTGGGTTGCGTTGTTGCTCGCGTCATTCGCCGCGACAATGTCAGCGACTACTGAGGCATCGCCAGCCAGGGGATTGATCCCAATCGATTCAAGGTCCACTTGGTCGCGAGCAATGGTCGACTTCATCGCATCGCGGTCGATTCCCGCTTCCGCAAGATCGTGCGACCAAGTCGACGTTCCGAGTTGTCGGCGGAGAATCTGGGCCTGCAAATGCTTGACTTCGTCGGCCTGCGGCATTCGCTCCCAGTGCCAAGAGAACTTGAGATCAAGCGGAGCGGGCGGAAGAACAAATTGCCCGCGACGTTGCACCAACTGCATCTCTTGAGCGAATCGACGGCGAATCGGATTGAGTACGTGCGAGGAATACCACTCGCGTTCACAAGCCAGCCCGCGTTCGTAAAACACGTTCACGTCGATTCGAGACTGAGAAAAGTTTGACTCTTCGGCCGAGAGCAGAATCAGCAACAGTGGCATCGACACAGGCCGACCGAGAGAGCGAAGTTTCTCGAATCGGAACTCTTTGTAATTCGCGGCTGGCTGAGTCGAGTTCAACGCCATTGGCTTGTAACCGGGATGGATATACTTCATCGTCCCGCGTTTTGTTTCCACAGTCCCGGTTGGGAGCGAGATCCCAGCTTTGGCCAGAAATTCAGGCTGCTCGGTATACAGAGCCATCGCGTTGTTGGCAAACTGACGAGCTGCGTCTAGCACTTCCGTGTCGTAGTCTCGCAACTGCCCGATTTCCTCGAGGCATGAGGCGAGAGCAGGGAAGCCAGTTGCTTGATCAGCCTCCAGCGAAAGAAACGCGAACAACGCATCCTCGGCCGGAATATCATCAAACTTCGGAGCAATGTAGCGATTCGTAGACCGCTGGTTGGTTTTCTCAACGTAGAACTTGGTCGGTCGCCCAGTCTTCAAATCCCTTTGAACACCAAACGCAACATCTTCACGAGCAAGTAAGCTCGGCGGAGTATCCAGCCGGTCGGGATCAATGTCGCGAATCCGCAGCGATACTAAATCGCTACTCGTCACATCGGGATCGTTTGCGAACTGAGCGAAGATTGGACCTTTAGTCCATCTGACCGCGTTCCATCGACGCATGAAATCGACACCGGTTAACTCTCTCGCAATATCAGGAGCCGACCACCACTCTTCCCAAGCCGCTTTGAATCGCTTGTTGTAGTTTTCGTTCGACGATTCAACGACTAACGTCGGCCCGCTCGGCGTCACAACATCGATTGAGTGAGTGCGAATCACGCCCTCGACCCAAGGATTGTTGAACGCCTCATAGACGCATCGAGCCCGTAGCGTTTTCAAGCTCGTCGCAAGATCGGCGTTGATGTGCTGAGCGTTATTGGCACTTGCCCAGCGAGCTTTGTTAAGTCGATGAGTCTGAGCAGAATCCCAACGTCGAACCGTCTCACGCTGGCCAGTTTGCATCGGTCGCCAGTCTTCGGGCGCATGCGATTGCTGGGCCTGCGACAAGTCGCGACCAAACAACCACTCACGCATTCGACCGAAGATTCCGCCTGCCATGTTGGCTATCGCTCTCCTTCTGGCCGGACGTATTCATACGGCACTTCAACCGTTCCGCTCGCAGCAAACGAAGCAAAATTGACCTTCATTTGCAGACGCGAAACGATTGACTCAAGAGATTCACCACTCCACTCAATTCGAGTTTGGACATTGCCGCTTTGCTTGGTTGTTGAACCAAACGTTGCGATCAGTCCTTGGAGTGCTTGGTAACAAGTGAGAGCTTCAGACCACTCAGAAGCAAGCATCGCAATTGCTGCGGCTCGCTTGAGTTGATCAAACGCAGTCGACACGTTGCCATTGGCCAACGAGGTCGATGCGTCATCGCGAAGGTCTGAAGCGGTGCTCATGCGTAAAGAATCGCATGAACAAGACGCAACTCAATTGCAAGTGCTATCCGGTAGCAGTTTGACTAGCCGCCGTGTCGGCCAAGCTCGATCGATTTGAAAGTGAGCTTGCAATCGTAGCAGCGGTGATAGCGGATCACTTGGTTTCCCGGCCGGGTAGAGTAGACCCGCGTGTTGCTACTGTTGCAGTGCGGGCAACTTCGTTTGATCGTGATGATCGTCGATTCGTCGTTAAGTTGCTCGGTGAATCGAACATGATGAAACCCGCAATGATCGCATTCCATCACCGGCAGTTGTCGACCAAAAGGATCTGTCACCGCAGAAACTCGAGCGAGTTCAGCGCAACCACACTTCGGGCACCCTTCGGCAACTTGGCTCATTGAATCACCTGCTTAGAAAACCAAGATTCCGCTTTGGGTTTCGACTGCTTCGGTTGCTTCGGCTCGATCTGCTTTATTTCTCTCGCCGGTTGGTTAATTGCTTCCATTGGCTCTCCGTTCGGAGCATCCAGCGGCTTCCATCCCATGTATTTCGCCGCTGTGTAGGCATACGCGGCACAATCAAGCAAGTGATTCCCGCCGCTCTTCAACCACTTTTCAACCGGGCCTTTCAGCGGATCATTCACAATCTGCCGCACTTCGCTTGCAAGATGTTGCGAAACCTTCGCGTGTTCCCTTTGCGGAGCCATTGGCAAAGTCATGGATCCCGCCAAGCCAGCATCAACCCGCAAAGAATCCTGAACTGCAAGCTTCCCTTTGTCCGCGTCAACTGTGACTCTCCAAGCTCCGCGCGCCCGTTCGTAACTCAAATACCAACCGTCGCCGATCTTCCGAACTTCCGCGCCAGTCTTCGTCGGCTGAATAAACTTCCTCTGCTCAAACGCACTCAGCCCGCGACCCACAATCGGCATCCATCGCCGCTCGTTGACTCCAAGTCCGTCGCTGATCTGCGTCGTCCACTGGATGACAGCATCGGTGAAATAGTTCGAGTCGACGAACATCATGTCAGGAGCTTTTGCCGCTGAGCTTCCTTCCTGGGCAAGTCCAGCCGAGAGGAGTTCATCGATCTCGCTCAAGCACTGCATGATCGCTCGGGCTTCGATCATCG